ATCTACGTGCTGCTAACACATCAGCTAATTCATTAGCTTGTTGTCCGGTATCGCTTTCGATTAATGACATTAACGAATCGTGATGTGAATCTGGTAAACCAGAAGTACCAATAACTAAGGCACTCGCCGAGTCACCTGGTATTGTTCTATATGCTACTGCTACTCTAGCAGAGTTATTTTTCATTTTTCCCACATGTTTCATATGATTCTCCTTTTATTATGCTGCTGGTGGTTGTTCTTCAGTTTTTGTCGGTGCAACAGCATTTAAGAACATATTTAACTTGTCAAAAGCTGCCCCAACTGCCGAGGCTTCGGTGGCTCCGAATGCTCCACGTCGAACTGCAACATCAACAATTGATCGAATGTTGACTAGATCTGTAATTGTTAATTCAGGAGGAGTGGGTGCTGTGTCAGCAACTGGCTGACTTTCTATTTGTATATTTTCTTGACTTTCCATTTTAAAATAATTCCTTTTTCTTATGTAAGTGTTGGCATCCTAATGACAACATAGTTAATTCTTTAGAATCCTCTAGTCCAATTTCTGTAATTTCAATAATTTTTCTAGCATGATCTAATCCATAATTCCTACAGATCGAATATCTACTGCTAAGATTGTATTCGATCCAATTTTCTATAGACTTAATATCTAATCTATAATTTATAGAAAGTTTGGAAAAATGCTCTGGGATAAAAGATAGTTTTCTAAATCCCAAAACATTTAACGCATTAACTGTCCCTCTATTTAGCGACATTATGTACCTACTTTATTTATAATAGGCAGTCTGACCGAATGGTGAAACTATGGAATCGTTACCATGCACAATAAACAATGAGTCGCAGTATTCTTCATCACCCCAGCTACCACAAGGATAACCGTCTGTAAACATAATGAATTTTTTGGGCTCAATTCCTTGATTTTTCATAAAATCATAGTTTACATCAAAGTCAGTACCGCCACCGCCTTTGCATTCGTAGCTCATAATCTCATCTGCGGTGTCGCCTGTAAATTGTACATAATTGTATACTTCAGTATCAAAGCACCACAAGTCTAATTTAAAGTCTACATACTCGTCCATGATGCCTTTAACTTCTGACAAGAAGTCTTTTGCCATTTTGTCTGAAATACTACCCGACATGTCAATGGCAATAGAAACGTCAATAGTTTCATCATAGATCATACCTGGCAAAATGGCACCGCTATGTTGTGACTTCCGATTAGGCCGACTAAAGCTAAAATTGCTTTTAAGAATACTTTGAATATTCATACGTAACAGTTGACGCCAGTCCATTTTAGGCTCAGTAAAGTCTTTGATCATACGCTGAACACCTGCTGGAACACGACCTGCCCCGGCACTCTGTGCAGCCGCAACCATTGCTTCTTTAATCTCATCACGTATCTGTTTCTTTTCTTCAGCAGTGAGTTTAGGACGACCTTTGCCTTTACCACTGCCGTCAATTTCTTCACCGTCATTGTCATCGCCGTCATCACCCTCACCATTAAGGTGTTCGTCTAACAATTCACCCAACGAACAGATGTCAATCTTTTCTGCATTTTCGTAAAGGTCGTTGTATATTTCTTCATAGCTTTTTCCACGATATTTGTCATCTTGGAATATTTTTATAAAACTAGGTACAGTACCAATTCTTTCATCTTTGAGAATTTGATTAGTAGCAAAGTCGGCTGCAATATTTGACAACTGGGGATCTCTATCTAATCGACGTCCCATATGATCAAATACATTATGTAGAACTTCGTGTGCAAATCCAAATTCTGCGTCTTTAGGAGTAAGTTTATTTACAAAACCATAGTTAAAATAAAAGTTACGACCGTCTGTAGCCAATGTACTACACCAGTCGCTGGCATCTACCATATTAAGACGTGTAGCAAGATTGCCAAAGAAAGGATGGCGCAATAGCAAACCAACTCGAGCAGTAATTAGTTTATCAAGTATTTTAGCTTTTTCTGCTTGAGAAAATACTTTATTACTTCCCCAGTCTTGGGACTTTTGTTTCTCTGCCTTCATTACTGTCATGATATTTCCTAAATTTGTTAATACTATTATACAGTCAATTTATAAAAAGAGCAAGTAAAAGGACCTCGAAAGGTCCAATTACTATCCTTCCATTGCTTGGATAATGTACTTACCATACTTACTATGGAACTTATCAAAATTGACAAGTTTGGATGCATCAAACGGCAACTGATAGTTAGTGAGCGCCACTTTGGCCCCCATAACAACTAGCTCAGTTGGAAAATTATCCATCATAAATCCAAAGAAATTGTCAGCCATGGAATCCCAATTTTTAACTTTCTTATGATCAGCTTCTTGAAGCTCGTAGCATAAGCTAATAGTTAGTGAATACATAGCGGAAATTTCTTTAATTTCTGATTTCTTAATCTTTCCTGCTAGGATATCTTCAGGCTTGGGCATCTGTTTAGCAACTTTACGGTGCGCCATAAACTTAATAGCAAGACCTTCTCCAACTGCACCTGCAATTAAATTAGTCAACGTATTATCCGGAACATCATCTTCTTCTAATAGCTCACTTACAAACATCCAAGAACGAGGAGTAGCAAATGCTTTACTAGAACTTTTTGGATCAAAGTCGTACAAGTCTTGTTTGGCAAACCCTAAATAACCTACAACCTGTTCGTGAACACGATTGGTAACAGCCCACTGATGCCAATCATCAAAATCGCAACGGAGTTCAATGTGCAAGAAACGATTAGCCAACGGAGCAGGCATACGATAAGTTACACCCTTGTCACCTTCACGGTTACCTGCGGCAACAATGCTAACACCTTTTGGTAATTGATACGTGCCAACGCGGCGATTAAGTACTAATTGGAACGCTGCTGCCTGTGTAGCAGGTGCTGCTGAATTCAACTCATCTAAGAATAGGATAGCAGTAGATTTGGGATCAGTGGGCAATTCTGCCGGAGGTGCCCATGTCATTGTATTGCTATTAGAATTATAGTAGGGGATACCTTTAATATCAGTAGGTTCCCACAAGCTCAATCGAACGTCAATAACTTCACGTTCTTGCTCATTTCCAATTTGTTTAACAATATCGGATTTACCAATACCTGGAGGACCCCATATGAACACAGGGCGTTGTTTTTTAATACACTTACGAAGAGCCGCTTTAGCTTCGTTAGGACCAACAGTGCGATTAGCTGAAATTTTCTCTGCCATAATAAACTTTCTTTAAAAAACTGTAGAAGCTACATGTTTTACAGTACGTTAATTATAGCAAAGATCTTGTCTCTTGTCAAGTACTGTTTAGTTTTTCTGTAAATCTTTCTTGAGCTCTTTGAAATTTTGAAATGTTACCAGAAAACAATATTAATTGGACAGCCATTTTTTCTCCAAATACCCAAATCCGCTTATTATTTAAATAAAATGGACAGTTTATATTTTGGTCAATCCAAATAGCCAACTTGTTAGTAACAAAAATAGGTTCATCAAATCTAATTTCATAGTATTTGATATCTGCTTGTTGAAGACATTCAAACCCTTGCTCAGTAAGTCTAAGTCCACCTTTTTCTTTTTTTCTCGGATTTACCCACCAAATTGGAATAGTTTGTTTAATCCGCTTTTCATCTGCTATAAGCCCTTTGGCTTCTAGTACAATTTTGGTTATTTCATGCTTCGGATTCATTTATGACTTTTTCGCCGGTTGTTAATTTATAAACGGCAAAGTCAGTGCTATTAAAAAGTTTGTTTAATTTTTCTGATAGATTAAATGCATGTCCACTATTTGAAAAACTAACTTTTTTATATTTTGGACCCAGTTGTTGTGCAATCACACTTGTAGTTTTTAAATTAATTGGTTTATCGTTGTAGAACACAGCCCAAATAGCATCAGACTCTAAAACTTGGTCAGTTTTAAAGGATTTTTTGTTAGTAATTTCTAATAAAATTTTAGGTTTTGGCCTTGACATTATATACGTATCTCCGAAAAGTGCGTATATATTTAGCAGGTTTTAAAACTTTCCTCCATCCACCTTTATTTCAATTTTATTAGGAAATTGATTTTCTGACATTATTTGATCTAAATTTCCACTAAGTCTAGTCATTACTAAACTAATACTGTTTTGTAAATCTGTAGCTTCTTTTATAGTTAGATTTACTGATTTTTGATTACTTTTAATAGCAATCCGAGTCTTATCTAAGAAGTCTTCAATAGGTAATGTATTAAGATGTTTCACAATTTATTAAAAGTTGTTAGCATTACTTTCATTGCTGTTTCGGTATTGTACGGCCCATGAAATTGGTAGCGTTCTAATGTAATTAATTTAGGACAAAAACTTTTAACCCAACCTTTACGGAATTTAATTACATAATACCCTGCACAATATTGACTTTTGCTTTTATCACTTTTGGCAAATAACGGCAGTTTCTTTTTAACATTATAAACTGCTCCAAATGGCTTTGAGCTGCATGGAAAATCATAAATTTTATAACTTATGGGTTCTATTTCAAATTTGAGAGTTTTCTTTTCTTCAAAAAGATTAGCACCAAATTTTTGTGTAATTTCTGCAATATCTTTAAAATTAATTTTCTGGCCATGTCTAAAAAAATCGTAACCTTTTTTTATTTTAACCACTGAGCCAATTTTTTGTCCTTGATCTTCAATTATCCATTCTTTATTTGGAACAATTACTTTAGATATAATATTCATATTAGTTTACTTGTGATTGTATTGTATATCTTGCGTTAAGTGGATCTGCATAGCTTTGTATCTGCTCGCTAATTTTTAGCAAGTCAAACTCTGCACAGAATTTTAACAAACGAATTCCCACCTGTGGAATGCTTTTTTCTGCAGTAGTTGCTTTATCAATAGTTTCTTTAATTATGTTTTTAATATTATCTGGCTGTGCTGTAAGATCACAAAGTCTAACATTTCTTTGATAGTCATCTATTACACGATGTTCAACACCTTCGTGATCAGACCAACGCTGAAGCATGAGATTGTTCCAAGAATATCCGCGGCTTTTACGATCTTCAAATGCTTCACGGAGACCAACTTTATTCTTTGTACCTTTCTCACGTACTCCTGGATAAGCACTAAAGATGTTGTCGGATGTATCGCCACGCATACACTTCTCAAAGAGTAACCATTCTGGATCCGGTGCACCTTTTGGCAGATTAGTTTTCTTATCTTTAACACGTTTACCCTTTTCATCAAAGTACCCCTCGTGTGTGGTTGTAATCTGCATTACACCATTATATTGTTTAACATTGGGTGCAATAAGTTGGGCAAAGTCGCCATCTGTTGAAACAACAACATGATTATCATTAGGATGACTTTGTATCCATCCACCAATTAAATCATCTGCTTCTAATTGCGGATGTTGTAATACAGTTGTATTAGTTTTATTTGTAATAAAATCTTTAAACTGATCAAATGTTTCCCAAAATACTCGATCTTCTTCTGCTTCTTTAGGACTCTGAGCTGCTCGAGCCTCAGTACGTTGACGTTTGTAAGGAGCATAAAAATCCTTTCTCCAGCTACGACCTTCGAGGAAGAATACAACATGCTCTCCTTTAAAATCACGCCATGCCTTACGAACACTACCTAATATAGTGGCAAGACTCATACCGATCTTGTCATTAAGATCACCTCGAATAACGTGTCTAGCTCTAAAAAATGTATTCGCTGTATCTACTAAAATGTATGTTTTAGACATTAAGAAACCTCTGCTTTTCCATTACCTAAATTATTTACATTAATATAACCTGCAGTTCTATGATTCATATTAATATCTGATTCGTTTCCTATATTCCTACATAGTTCTCCAAACCATTTATCAACTATGAGTTCTTCTGAGTCGCCTTGATATCCTGCTTCTTTCAATTTTAACACAAAGTATTCGTTCCAGTCAAGTTCAAAAAATCCATTACGAATATTATCTTGATTAACATGAGTATCCAATACCTGTACCCAAGGTTCTTTATTAGCAGTAGCTTGTTCTTTTGGAGTAAGTTTTACAATTTCTTGTTTAATAATTGATTCTGGTTCTTTAATACCAAATATATTTTTAATAAATTTCTTCATGATATCAAGTTCCCCATTCGTTTTTAAAGAGGGGAACTTGAAGTCGATCACTATACCGCCAGCCACGTTTCATTGCCGCTAGTGCTACGTTCTTTGCATTTAAATTGTAAACACTTTCGACACCACCAACAGGCATTAAGTATACATGCCCTTTAAATCCTGCACTACGAAACGCACCAACTGCACATTCTGCATCTGCAATGTCTGCTTCTGTTGCAACAACAAATTTAAGATATACTGTGCCTACTTCTTCGTATTCACACACTACTTCTGGAAGAATTGCTTCCTCCCACTTTTCACCACTTGCTGGCAATTTAGCACTTACACTAAATGTAAGTTCTTTACCTACTTCTCTATTCCATTTAGTTAGATAGCTTTTAAATTCTGGAGTAAGTTTCTGGGTACCATTAGTTTCAAATGTAATCTCTTTTAGCGATTTCATTTTACTATTATTAAGCAAGTCTGGATAAGCACGTTGCCATCCCAGCAATGGTTCACCGCCTGTAATAACCAGATGTTCGTCTTTCCACTCGTTGTGCGGAATAATTTCCATAATGCGATCTGTGATTGCTTCGCTTGTAAGCATTGGACTAAGGTCTTTAAATTCGGGATATACCGCAGCATAACTATCGCACCCTGACTTTACAAGAGGCAAGTCGTTATAAGATTTGTAGTTGGTTATATTTTGAATAATGGGTAATACTTCGGTAGTTTTTTCATTGTGGTGTAGACCAAACGACGGGCATCTGAAATTACAGCCAAACGTTCTAAGGAACACGCTGGGCACACCCATATATTTCCCTTCTCCTTGTATGGAGTAGAATAACTCGCTTACTTTAATTTTACTCATATATGTTTGACCATTGTTTTAGTTTTTCGATCTTAGCAGCCTTTGCAGCTTCTAAGTGTTCTAACGATATTACATTCTTTTCCAGCATGATGTCAATCATTGCTAGCATATCACCTAATTCTTCTTCTAGATGTTCACGATTAGTTTTAGGTTTAC